CGGCGGTGGTCCTCTTTTGATAGGAACGGCCATTGTGACCTTCATATGCGTGTGCGGCGAACCAGAAACGAGCGGAACACCATGCAGATTTGGAGCAACCCATACAACGAAGGCGATGCAGTTGTTTCAGACACCGACAAAGATAGAGGCACCGTTATTTCCGTGGAGCGAGACACCGTTACCATCCAATGGTCCAGCAACTTTTCCGTGGTCTACCCCTGCAACACAGACCGACTAAGAAAAGCCTATCCATGGGAACACTAGGCGACCGTGAGTTTGCCCGCAAGTTCATAAACGATAATTGCATTGCCAGAGTACCTGAAGGAAGCAAAGAACTTCCTTCCTACAAGAACCAAGGCAGTGGGTATTACAGATGGCAGTTCTACTTAAGGGCTGCACTGTTCAACCCCGTGATCCTAAACATCGCGGTCTTGGATTTCCTGTCCAGATATGAAGTACTGATTAAAGCTGGCGTCCTCCAGCTGTGCGGCGTTGAGAGTGCATCAACCCCATTACTCACCAGCATCGCAATCGCCTGCCACAATCGCGGCTATGGCGTGAATGTCTTTTCCATCAGGAAAGAACAGAAGCCTTACGGCAAAAGAAACTGGATCGAAGGAAAAGTTCAAGACAACAAGATAGCCATGCTGGTTGACGATCTTACTTCGACATCGCACAAGACCGCCATCCATGGTGCCACGGTCTTGCGCAACCACGCGATCCCGATTGCAGATCACATGTACGCCGTAGTTTTCAAATCGCACAAGCCGGAAAATAACAAGATCAAGTTGCTAGGCCGCGATACGACCGTCAGCTTTATGTTCAGCTTGAAAGACTTCAATCTGTACTTCAAATACCCTTGGGAACACTAAGTACCTTCGCTTACTTGAATGAAAAATTCGTCTACTTCAAACGGCGCTTTGGCACCCGCGTAAGACAGTCTGAACTGTCGGCGGCGCGTGGTGCCCATAGCTCGCGCGATAGCGCGGCGAATACCGGGTTCAGGCCACGTAATTTGTCGCAGTCCTTTCCAAGTAGTCTGGCGATCTTCCGACCATTCAAGCGTAAACGATCCAGCGTGTGGTCCCATGTAACTGGTGATGTCAACTTGATTGACAGCATGCCGGGCTTCCTGCATGCCAACCCACATAGTAGTGACAGACCGTTGTAGCTGTCCTGCTGGCTCACTGGCAGTGGACAGATCAAGTACACAAATCTCGCCGGTATCCAGACCAACGTAGCTTGTACCACCATCATGCTCCACGGCACATCTGCTGGCATGGTCCGCGCGTCCTAGCGTCTGACGGTACACCCACGTCATCGTTGAAATTGCCAACTCCACTGACCATGATCCTTCCAAGGTCAGCATGTAAAATTCGTCACCCCCTTGGGCGTACATGTAGGCTGTCAGATTTTGAAGATTGATCTGCTGTAGCAGTAGGTCAACCCATCCCGGTGATACCGGCTGACCAGCTTGACCTTTCCCCATCCATACGCGGCGGTCCGTACCTACCCATATCGCCATGCCATGCATGCTGGCGAGCGTGCGACGTGCCGCCAGACCTACCTCGATCAGAGAGTTAGTGAACGGAGTGAAAGCAAAGTCAGCGCTGCCACCTTGGTCGTACCACATTTCAACAGACCGGGTACCGAACGGCCAGAACGTGCGACTGAGTGTTACCACGTCCAGTATGCCGTCTGCCCTTGCTTCAGCTACGGCGAATGCCAGCGCATCAACTGTGGCCGGTGCTAACGGATTGGATGTATACATTTTATCGGACTGATTGGCGTAAACGTTAGACGCGCCAGCCCATACTGTGTAGTTGTCCAGCACACATACCGATGTAGGATCGAAGTTAATGGTTCCTTGTAAGTTGGCAAAGACAACACCGCTGCCTTGTGTTGCCGTGTAGCCTGATCCAAAACCACCACCGCCAAGACCGTTCGTAGCGATAACTAGACAGGTACGATCTTCTGCCATGCGTATGATCGGCGGATCGCCAACAGTTACACTACCGGCATAGACAGGCGAAAAACTTTCAACGAGATAATAGATACTGCCATCCGCATGACCGGACCAGATTGTACCGACTGCGTGACACAACACGATGCAAGGTGATGATGTTGGCTTGCTTCTTTGCGTCAGACCGGGTGAGCCTATAAGGCGTGTTCGCGCCAGCTTCTGTTCTTCCTGCTTGCGTACAACGACGCGACAGTTCAGCAGCTTTGCTGCGCCTTGGTCCTGATTAAGTGGATCGGCAAAGGAGCTAAAGATGTCAAGTGCTGGCATTTCATGACCTCACGAACCGAAGCCATTGCTGCCCTTTGGCCCAGTCACGCCAGCGACGATCTGCTGCTTCGCTGTCAGCGAGCACGGCACCCAAGACTTGCGGGTTGCGTCCATAGGTACCGAAGATGCGACGGCCTAGCATCAGCGTTATGTCATGAATGCCTTCCGGCGGCAGACCTACTACGTCACTGCCGTCTGCGGATGTTAGTGCGCCGATACGTCCGCCATATTCGATCAAGCATGCAGTAGCAGCACGCGGCGGTTGCCATGCGGTAACAAGAACAGAGCCGTCGATTTGTCGCTCTTGATGCCACTTGGTAATGATCCCCGGATAAGTGGTACGCACCACATCGACAATCGGTGCCTGTCGCGTTTCACGATTTACGCCGGGGCTGATATCACTGCACCAGATCGATCGAATTGCCACGGCATCGACGTTCACTAGCTTGCCAGTCCCGACCAGAAACGAATAGATGATGCCTTGCACACCGGCTGGCACCGTCACGCTGATACGCCTCATTAGATATTGCGAAGCGCCGTCAACGTGCTCGCTGCGGAGCATGTCATTCAACACTACTACGTTGTTGGCTATATCAACCGGTGTCGGATGCTCTGTCTGGTCAATGATACCGTACAGCTTCAGTGCATTCTCTATAACGGTGGCAGCGGTTGTCATTTAAATTTCCCAAGGAAACTTGAATACTTCCGGTGGCTCTACAGTACGTACTGAGTTGGATGGAACGAACGTGCCGTCATAGTCCTGCGGATTGACGTACTGCACCGTAGCACGGTCTTGGTTCTGGTTAAGCGTTCTCTGGTAGTCAATAAAACTCGCGGTACCACGTTCTGTCTGGTTCAGTTTCAGGAAAGCCTGCACCCGCACAGCATCGTCAGGTGCCATCTTCATCGTGTTGACGGACCAGATGTCATCCAGACCCCAACGGGCTGGCAGCGGTTCTGGCGGGGGTTCGATAGAACGATCCGGGTGGACTTGATAGTCATAGACCGGCGGCCAAGGGTCAAGGCATGGCTTGACCGGCCTTCCGCTTGACTGCGTGCAAACGAGAAGCCCGGTCAGACGTTCGCGAGCGAGAGTGTTGTAGGGTACCCGGTCGCCGCAACGGCTACAGGCACCCCAAGTCTCGAAACGTCCAAACCGTGGTTTCTCTTCATGCAATTACGTTGCACCCGGAGACATATAAACGCAGCGCCAATCAACGATGGACGCGGAGCAGCGGAACCAGATCGCAATCAGTGAAGCTTGGTTCGACCAGTTGCTGTCCTCGCGTGTCTCAAGACCGGAGCGTTCCCAGAACGTGAAACCTTCGCCGTTGTCCATGGACTGGACACTGGTCTGAATGAAGTAGTCGTCTTTCGAAACGAGGTACGGCGTTTCGATTACTTCCGGCAAGGCACCGGTCGCCCGCAACACGTTGATGTTGTTGGTCTGCGCATTCCATTGCAAGGGTGAGCCAAGGATACGCCGGGTTTCCGGCCCACTCTCCGGGGAGAGAATGACACGGCTTGGCAGAACGTTGATAAGGAAGCCACGTCCGTTGCGGGTGTATCCGATCTGGATCACCGCGTTCTCGAAAGCGAGTTCGCTGACGTTAGCGGATGTCAGAAGATTGGACTGTAGTCCCGAAGCGGTGGGGTGTGAAGCAGAAGCAAGAGGCACGTTATCAGCACGAATACCATTAACAGCATCAATAGCAACTTGAAGCGGAGCGTGCGCAATGTACTCTTCGGTTTGTCGCGCGGAGTAGGCAAGTTCTTTCATCATCCTTGACGCAACATCTTCGTAGAGGTTGTCGTCTTTTGCTTCGCGGGAGATTGCAACACCAAGACCATAGCTGGCATGCGTGACCTGAGTGCGATAGCCTTCGTTGGGAAAATCAAAAGCAACTGGTTCAAGTTCTGGCTGTTGAACCGCAAGGCCAAGACCGGCCCTTTCCGTCATGAACTCTTCGAATGCTTTTTCCGATGACTTGTTGTCGAAGAAGTTGGTGTAGATCGGCGCTAGCCTGTCGTAATCCAAACCGAAAAGTGCATGAAGGCCGGGCCAATACTGTGAAGGTTGAAGGCTGCGGTCGATGACTTGCATTCGGGCAATCCCCCTTGGTAAGCCCGGATGGGCTGTGCAAGGTACCACTACCATATTTAGTAGGTTCCTGTAAAATAGTACTTGACTTTGTATACACTCATTCCCAAGGATCGCTGATGTTTGAAAGCCCCAAGCTGAAGCTTGATCTGGAAGCACCCGAAGATATCGGCAACCTTGCGGAAAGACTTAGCGAAAGCGACTGTCATTCCTTGGCCGATCACGTTATCGAACTCGTAAAAATCGACCAACGGTCCATGGATGAATGGCTTGGCAAAGCCAACGGCTATCTTGATGAAATCGACAAGGACGGCAACACCCGCATGCCGGGTGCCGGTGAACAGACTGGCAGCGGCGAGGACACGATCCCGCCCTCTACGTCGCTAACGCTATCGTCGGTCATTCAGGCTACGGCGCGGATTACAGGCGCTTTACTTTCAGAACCGGATTTGGTGAAGGCATCAGAACCCGGTGGCGAACCCTTGGCTAACTGGGTGTGCTCGCAACTTCGCACCGTAGACCCCGATTGGGTGACCGACACGGACCCCTTGATACTGCACATGGCAGTGACCGGGCTTGGCTGGCGCAAGCGCTGGTTTGACGAACATGAGGGTGAATTTCGCAGCGCCTTCCTGAACGTCAACGAAGTCATCATAAATGACAGCGCCAAGACGCTTGATAGAGTACCGCGTATCACTCACAAAATCCAAAAGTATCCCTACGAAATTCAGCGTTCAATTGAAATGGGACACTGGATCAACTACGAACCAAATTTTGACGACATCGACCCGCAAGAGCCGCAGGATTTTTATGAAGTCGATATGTGGCTGGATATGGACGGTGACGATTACGACGAACCGTACACGGTCACCGTAAATCTTGATGACGTACCGTGCATGGTCAAGTGCCTTCCACGCTGGACCAAAAAGACAATCATCAGCGATAAGGACTATCTGGTATTCCGTCCGGTCCGCCGCTACTACGCCTACAAGATGATCCCTGATCCGAAGGGTTCGTTTTTTCCACGGGGCTTTGGTTGGCTGCTGAACAAGACCGAACGTTCAGCTGACCGCCTATTGGCATCAATCGATGACACCGCAAAGCTGTCATCTGAAAATGGCGGCATCGCTGCAACCGGGGGCATTGGGCTGCCTGACAAGATCGAACTGAGGGGTAACCGTCTGACTTCGATCAACACAGACGGTCGCCCGATCAACGAAGTCGTATCGTTCTTCCCGTCCAAGCAAGTCACGCCGGGAATGTTTCAGTCGCTCGATAAGCTGATGACCTTGGGTGATCGCTTGGCTGGTACCCTGAACTTGCTGGAAAATGCTCCAGCTTCCATGACCGCCACGCTGGCGAAAGGCATCATCGACAACGGTGCGCAACAGCACAGCGCGGTTCATCGTCGCATTATTGGCAGCATCACGGAAGAGGTACGCGCCTTTGCGGCCATGGCTAATGCCATGGACATCCTGCCAAAGACCATCGATCCCAAAGGTGCTATTGAAATTACCGCCGATCCGAACATGGCAACGGAGCTACATCGCGGCGCAACGGCACAAGCCTACCATGACATGCTTCAGATGCCGATGGTGTTCAACCCTCACGAAGTAGGGCTGCGCTACGCACAGATCATGCGTTTTCCAAATCCTGAGAAGCTGATTGCACCGCCGCCCCCGCGTCCAACGGCAACGCCAATGGAGCAAGGCGAAATGGCGTTGGCAATGGAGAAGGAAAAGACCAACCGCTTGAAGGCAAACTCGCAATCGGCGCTGCAAATGGCACAAGCTATCTTGGCACTGTCGAAAGCGGCAGAAGTGCCCGGCAACATCGATCTGATGCGTGCGCAGCTTGTGCGGCTTGAGAAAACAATGGAGCAACTGAACAGTGACACGAATAGCGTCGGAAGCGACAACGCGGGAATGGCTGGACCATCCCCTGTCCCACCACCTCAAGCAAGCCCTCCAAATCCGCAGGGACCGATTGGTGGGGGAACTCCTGTCCCCGCGCCCGGTGGACCCAATCCGGCAGGGGCAGGCAATAGCCCTTCAATGGGTATGCCAATTGTTGGACCAGCCCCCGGAGCAGCTAATGGAAGCGCTCCACAAGGCATGCCACCAGCAGGACCAATAGTACCGCAAGGACCAATTCAATGAGTGTTTATGGATTTGAAATTCCTCACCACAAAGTCAAAGCGGCCCGCGATTACATTTCAATTCAAATCCCGATGCCGCCGCGCAGGATCGGCAGCATCGTTACGCCGGATATATGGCGTGAGTACGGGCAGCATGCCGTACAGGCTGGCATCATCCGCGCGATAGGACCACTGGCTTTTCAGTACAAAGCCAACGAAGGACTGAAGCGTCAGGAAGCCGAACTTGGCGATTGGGTCATCATCCGTTGGGGTGCTGGCACCATGTTTCAGGCTACCAAGGGCATTGTCGTATCCGGCGGTTGGCGGTATATCTCCAGCTTCAATGACGTTATCGGTATCATCGCAGCAAGCGACATGCCCGATCCGGCTACGCTGGAATGGGAAGAGGGCGACGATGAAAAGCTTGGCATGGTAGAGCCTGCCGGTCCCGTTGACCGTGATGCCGGTGTCCGCGAGCGTACCGTCTACGGAGCAACCAATGGCCGATCTTGAACAGATGCTAAAGAACCAAGTGCAGGCTAACCTGACCTACGCACTTGATAGCGCTACACAGGCTGGCGACATCCAAGCCGCCAGAAAGGCTGCGCAGCAGCTTCAGGAATTTGCCCTGTCAACAGTCAAGCCCGCTGACGCGCCATCATTCACCAATGCTGACATCCGCACAGCCATCAAAGCCAAGGCACCATGGTTTGGTGTCGATCCGCGCCGCAGCGCCAAGGCTGTGGAGTTTGGCAAGAACATGGAACCGCAGAGTTTCAAGAGTGCGGAAGAGTTTGCCAAAGCCATCATCGAAGCTGTTGAAGATGATTTCAAGCCGCCGGAAGAGGATGACGAAAAAGAAGAATACGAAAAAGAAGATGAAGAAGAGGACGATGAAAAAGAAGAAAAGAAAGTAGCACGCAAAAAGACCGATGCGCCATCCAGCAGCATGTCTCGCGCTGTACCCCGCAAAGCATCCGGCCCTTGGACGAAACTGTCAGACGCTCCGAAGGAAGTTGCCGACACCATCAAGAAAGCGTCCGACAAGTTCACGCGCAATGCTACCAAGGAACAGCGTCAGAAGTACGTTGAGACTGCGCTGGCAACGGCATACGCCGCTGACCAAAGATCGCGAGGTAAAAAATAATGCCCGTAACACCACCGTTCAATCCGTTCGTTCCGTCAGGAAATATGAACGATGGACTGCCTGAAAATCTAGTACCGAACCCGCCTTCCGACATTCCTGAAGTCCCGCCGATGAACGATGCCACGGCATCGATGTCGAACGGCAACGAAGCGCAGGACGTTGACAGCATCATTGCCAGCCTGACCCTAAACCGCGAACTGCCGCTGTACATCCCAGACCGGGACAGGTATCCGCAGAAGTCGTTCCACATCATCAACGACACACCTCAAGAGTTGGCAGCGGCTATGCGTCTGCACTGGAAACCATGCACCGATCTGCACATGCTGGCTTTGTTTGAAGGCAAGGTTTCCGGCGTGGATAAGACCGGGAAGATTACCAGACCGTTGCTGATGGAGCGCG